TTATCATCTCTGAAATTGTAACTCATTTTGTTTTTCCTTTTCCTTTGTGAAGGTAATAGGAACACCACGCTTCGAGACTTGATGCTCGTGGAAGGTGACTTCGCCGCAACTACGACAAACGTTGACTACGACGAGCTTCCCCTCAGCTTCCACGGCAACAACTTCTGCCACGAAGATCTGGTGTTCCCCTCGGCAATTAGTTTCCATTTCCTGCCTCCAGGGGTTGAATTATTTGAAACAGATGAAAGCTACGGTCGCGGTGGCGTTGGTGCCAGGAGCCGCGCTCAAAGTTACAGAACACTGGGTATTAGAAATCGCACTGATTGCCAACACAGCAATAGTACTAGTAGCGTTCCCGGCTTGTCTTGTTGCAACCACCGCAGTTGGAATGAAGGACAGTGCATTCGTTCCGTCAATCCAGTTAATGAAAAACACTGTCGAAGAGTTGTCTCCGACGAGGTTAGCGGTGCCCATGTAGCTAAGTTCCTGATTCGAAGTCCCGCCAAATGCAAGGATCGTCGAACCTCCGGCAACCGGGCCCTGACCGAAATACACAGCATTTGAACCTACGATAGACATGTTAGTTTATTTCTCCTTAATTTACTGTTTCTAACAGCTCGATATAACGAGTCAAATCTCCTTTGAAGGAGTGCGTTCCGCAGTGGTTTAATTTCACCCACGGACAGAGGTGAATCTCTCCGCCGTGCTCTCGCCAAAGTCGAGAGAAAAAGTAATCTTCCGATTCGTATCGGCCCTCGTGAGTAGTGGCCTGGAAATATTCCGAGACTGTATCTGGAATTGCCTTGGGCTCATTGGGGGCGCGACGATATGCAGGGACAAAGGGCTTAAGTTCTTCAAACACCCGCCGCTTAATCATTGTAAAGCCAGTGGCGATTTCGTGGACGGTCACCGGAGTAAACGGCTGCATTTCGAACTTCCCCTCTAAAAAGTGTGCCGTCCAGTCTGCACCGGTCTTTTCGAGATCTTCAGGGGTGATGTCGGGATTTTTCTCCACTGCCTTCTTGACATTCGACCAGTTGATGGATTTCATTGGGTAACTTCCGCCAATTATATCCTTGTCAAAATGGAGCAATGCTAGGACATCTTGATGATCGAACTCGATGTCGCTGTCGATAAACATTAGATGCGTAGATTCGGATGCTAGAAACATTGCCGCAAGGCCATTTCTTGCCCTAGTAATCAGGCTTTCATTCCCCATATCCATCACCATATGTGGGATTCCACACTCTAGTAACAGTTTCTGAAGCCTCATCATCGACTGCTTGAAGTTTATATTCATGTTTCCCCCATAAGCGGGGGTTCCAAAATATAAACAATGTTTTCGAAGTGGTTCGACTTCTATTCTTAATTCAGGCATGATTCCCTCCCAGGATCATGTATAGCTGTTATTTAGACTTTTCCTTGATCTGGCTTGCGAAGGTTTCACCGGAGACTCTAGGGTTGAAATCTCCGGCGATTCCTTTACAAAGTCTCCCTTCCCGCTATAGGATAATGACCTATCGTTGGGGTGCTTAGTCTCAACCACGCGCGGAAGGAAGTCTCTTTGAATGTCCATTAGGAAGACTTCTTGTGGAATAACCCTAGGATCTTGTCTTTTAGAAGATCGTAGAGATTGTAACTTAGCTTGTATTCGACATAGGAGGTGATTATGCCTCCGGCGAATAGGGTAAGGATTAATTTGATGTAGTGCATAGATTAGACAGACGCCGCGACGACTTTGGCATCGATAGCGGTTACCGCATCCGCCTGGGCTTGGACAGCCGCAGCAGGAACACCCGATTGCTTTAGAGCAATCAGAGTATCTACATCCGTGGAAAGTTTTGCTACAGCAGCTTGAAGGTTGTCAAGTTCAGCCATTATTTCTCCTAGAAGTTGAATTAGAATTGGAAATGGGTTTAACCATCTACGTATACGAATTAACACGACTGTAATCCCTCTTTTCAGCATCTCCCTGTGGCATCACGCGCTGCTTGTGGGCCCGGGGCCTGATGCAACACATGTATTGAAACGCATTCATTAAGTGATCGTTGCGCTTCAATGGCTTGTCTTTCGAAAGGCCCTTCTGCTCACCCTTCTGAAAGAAATCATAAACATAATGTCCTATTTCGAACTGGAAATTGTGAAGGTCTTTGAACACAAAGACCTTTGGATTTCTCGCGGCTTTGTCGAGAGTAGCCGCAATGTATTCCCGGCTAACATTAAGCCCGTAGTCGTCGAAGGCGACATCAGCCAGACGGCAAGGTATACCACTATCGCGGTAAAGCTGCTGGCCGGTTTTATGAGTTTCATTGTTACGGGCGGCTCCCCACTTGGGATCTATCATCCAGATGTCTACTTGATCGCCCCCGTTGACCATTAGGATGTTTTTTGCGTGGTCTGAGACTATTTTGTCTCGTTCGTAGTATTCTTTGTAGAGGTAGATGTTGTTGGTGGAAGGCTCGACAGCTCCCCAAAGGGCTGCGGTGGTTCCTGTGGCAGCGGGGTCAATAGAAACAATCCTGCGCCATTCGCGCGGGATTTTGAATTTTTCAACGATATGTACGGACGGTTTCCAGAGGTTATAGACCAGCCCAGATCTTTGTATGAAATCCCCGTAGAGTCGGGCCGCTTCTTCGAAATGACCACTCCATTTCTCCTGAAGCTTTAGCTTTTCGTCTGCTGGAACGTACGGATTGTCGAGAACGGATAATTTAACAAAAACAACATCTCGCCGACCTTGCTTAGTCTCTTCGTACAAATCGAAGACCCAAGGAGTCCTGACACCAGAACTAATATCAACCAAAGGAGTAAGGGTGAGGAGAAGCTTCCCAGCACAGTCCGCAGTACGTTGATAACACTCATCAAACACCTCCGCTGTGCATTCCTCGTCTATGTGAACAAGATCGACAGAAGCACCCTGGAACTTTTCGCGTCCAGCGTCGGCAGATTTTCCAGTGATAATTGAACCGTTGGAGAAGTATATTTGAAAGTCTCCATCGACGACTCGTTCAACAGCTTCTGGATCTCGTGGCAGTAATGGAGGGTGAGCGCGACCAAATCGCAGCTTTTCGTACCATATGACATTTTTAAGGGTTCCATAATCGAGCCCTACGATCCAGATGTTGTTAGGTGGCTCGGGGATGGGGAGGTCTTTAACGTACTCCCAGGCAGGTTCGCCACGAAAGTACTCCTTCCCAAGAGCCCAGGCCACGTCAATGAAGACACCTTCTTCGGTTTTGCCAGAGCGATTGCCCCCTAGAATGCCAAATATCTTGATGTCTGACTTGAATTGAGAGAAGTGTTTAGCTTGCTGATCCTGCGCCTCCCAATAGCGTATGAACCCGTCCTTCTTACGTTTGGCTTCCAACGCCTCCAGGATAGCGAGCTGTTGAGTCGAGTCGTACCGTTTGAGAGATTCCAGGCTGTTGTCGATCAGGTTGGAGCTGTTCGACGGTAAAGTTGCCTTCTGGACTGTCTTCCGGGGACTCAATTGACAAGCTTTCCAGATTCCGGCTTAGTGGAGTTGGGTTCTCCGGGTCCCCCTGGAAGTCCCTTAGTGATTCTGGCGCGAGCTTCGGCAATGTCTTTTGCTGTGAGTCCCGCAAAAATGTTGACGTTGCTATCTGCTCCCTGCCAGCCTTCAAGCTTCGCAAGCTTTTCGAGTACTCCGGCTGCTTTATCATATTCACCCTCCCTGGTGAGTTTGTCTGCGAGGACTACGAGTTGGCCTAAAACCACGGATTTCGTCCTCGTTGGGTCGTTTGCGATCATTTGGTGATATTTATTCTTTTCACTTCGAAGGATATCTTGGAATTCCTTCCTTCGTGAGCAAGCCTCTGCTTCGTCAGGATCAACTTTAATCCCCAAATCAACTGCGGATTGTAAAAAAGAAACCCCCTCATTGACCATTCGCTCGGCTACCTGGACAAACCAGGCTGGACAATAAAGGGGAGTTTTTGATTTCTTCATTGAAGAAGGCGCCAGAGGCCGGAGTAGAATAAATCCACTCCGGGATGCCTTTAGGCTCTAGAGCATGTTCCCGCTAAGAGGGAGAAATTTACACCCTCTATATATTAGACCCGTTGAAACACACTTTTCTTACATGTTTTCAAAAAATATTTTTTCTGTAAAGAATCCGAATTCCCATATTTTTCAACTATTTAACTGGCTTTCGTATCTTTTTGATTCTAAAGGGGCTATTTTCCCCTAAAAACCCTGTTTGAGGCCCCTAGCACTAGATGTCCCTAGGGGGTGGGGTGTATGAGTATGTTGATTAGAATCATATGTTTAGGGGAAAATAGGATTCATATTCCTAAAATTGGGAGCCTGGACCCAATATACCCGCCACCCCCC